ATGACCATTACTTGGACTGTCACACTTTCATAATTAAAAACTAATGCCAGCTTTATTGCCGATTAGGTTCCGGACGGAACTAGCACGCAGTTTTCACCGAGATATTGTAAATACATTGAATGTTCCTAGTGGAGAGTTGAACACTCTGAACACACTAGATACTACAATGTACACCTATTCGGCAACAGCTGGTGACACCACTTTCTCTGGGGAAGATGTCAAGGGTAAAACTTTGGCATACACCCCAGGCAGAGTGGAAGTATACATTGATGGTGATAAAATCTTAACAGATGATTACATTGCCACCAATGGAACTAGCATTGAATTTCTAACTCCCATTGGTGAAGAAGTTACAACATTGACCATTCGTGGTATTGAATTTGCTGATACAGCAATCAACACCAGTCAAGACACCATCACTTATGTTGACCATGGATTCAATGAAGGTGACCAAGTGTTATATTTTGAAAATGGTGCCACAACTGGCATTACCAACATGGTGAATGCTGTATCCTACTATGTGATTTTCATTGATGAAGATACCATTAAGTTGGCTACTAGTAGAGCCTATGCCATTGCATCATCTCCTACCGCCATTAACCTAGATGGGTCTCCATCAGGGTCAGCATTTCAGTTGGTATTGATGGAAGAATATATTGACGGTGCAGCTGTAGATACACAACTGGTGAATTTACATGGCATCACAGTACCTACCACAGGTGTTGATACTGGTACTGAAACCATCACATCATTGAATCATGGATTATCTAATGGTGAAATTGTTACCTATTATTCCAATGGTGGTACCACCCTTGGAGGGTTAACCAACAACAATGAATACTATGTTGTGAATGCCACAACAGATACATTTAAATTGTCATTGACATCCGGCGGATCGGCAATCAATTTTACTGGAACAGGAAATAGTAATCAAGCATTTTTGCGTATTGACAACACCCTGTACTTAGCCTCACATGGATTTGTGACCGGTCAAGAAGTTATCTTTACTGAAGATGGTGGTAGCATTTCTACATTGACGGACGCCACAAACTATTTCATCATCAAGGTGACCAACAACACCATTAAGTTAGCTACAACATTGGCTAACGCTCAAGCAGGAACAGCCATCAACATCAAGCCCTCATTTGACATCGGTGACATGATTCTAACAGGTCCATTGGATCAAACAGTCACCATCAACACCTTTACAATAACAAATTATCCAAATCCTCATGATTATTTCTATGTGTTTCTATCACGACCAACGGAATGGGCCAATGAACCCACACCGCCAACTCCTGTAGATGCACGTTCAGATGATTCTTCCATTAAACGGAACATTTTAGGTGTAAAGAAAGTTAATCCAAGTGATGTCACATTGTTGGCTAGAAGAATTGATTGGACAACAGCTACCGTGTATGACCAATATGATGATACAATAGATATGTCTGATTTAGATTTCTATGTATTCAATTCCGACAATTTCCGAGTATATAAGTGTTTAAGTAACAATAATGGAAATCCATCCACTGTGAAACCAAGTTTCTCAGAAGTTGGTCCCAAGACGCTATCAGATGGATACATCTGGCAATTGTTGTACGAAGTACCAGCTGCTGACCGTGTGAAATTTTTAACTGCTGATTATGTTCCTGTGAAGTTCTATGGTACATCTACACGATTTGACCATAACGGTACCATTAGTGAAATCATTTTGGAAGACCAAGGATCAGGTTACACAACGACACCATCTGTCATCATTGTGGGTGATGGTGTAGGAGCTGAAGCATCTGCTGTAGTTGGTAGTGGTTTAGTTACTGAATTGAATTTAACCAACGGCGGTTCTGGATATAGTTTTGCTTTCGTATTGATTCTTGGGGGAGGAGGAACAGGTGCCTCAGGTTCTGTCACCATTGAAACAACAGACCTTCCCAACATCATCAATCAAAACGTGGCAGGGTATGCCGTTGCCACTAACGGACAAATTGATTTCATTGAAATTGTAGATGGGGGCACTGGATATGTGAACGCCACAACCACTGTGAACATTAATGGAGATGGTGAAGGTGCTGCTGCTGAACTTACAGTTGTAGATGGTGAAATCACTGCTGTCACTATTACTGACCGAGGCACTGGGTACACGTTTGCTGATTTGACAATTAATGGAGATGGAACAAACGGAGAACTTCGAGCTGTCATTTCTCCACAAGGGGGCCATGGTTCCAATATTCCACAAGAATTGTTTGCTACAACACTAGGTATCGCAGTAAACATTGAAGATTTCCAAGAAGATTTCTTTTTGGAAAATGATTTTCGTCAATATGGAATAATCAAGAATATTAAAACGTTCGACAATGAAACATTGTTCTCTGCCAACACAGGTAACGGATGTTTTGTTTTAACTGTCCCAGATGCATCACAATACAATCTTGATGATATTGTAACAACTGACAGTAATGGAAAATATTTGGTTGCCTATGTCAATGAATCTGATAGCGTTATCTATCTGCTACCTGTGATAAATAATATCACAGAAGAATCAGTATTAGAAAACACCTCTACAGGTACATCTGGTCTTACCATCACATCGTTGACACAGCCAGAAATTTCTCAAAGAACAGGTGAAGTTATTTACTATAACAACATCGCTCCTCTTGTTCGACAACTTGAACAAACTGAAACATTTAAATTGTATATCAACTTCTAATAACACATGGCCACTAAGCTAAATCTCAACACCTATCCATATTATGATGATTTTGATTTGGACAAAAACTTTCACAGAGTTTTGTTCAAGCCTGGTTTTGCTGTACAAGCTCGTGAACTAACACAATTACAAACCATCCTTCAAGACCAAATTAAACGATTTGGAGATAACATCTTCAAGGAAGGTTCTGTTATTTCTGGTTGCCCAGAATCTACAAATTTTGGTGTTGATGTTGTGAAAATTCTTGACACAGACACCGCCGGCCAAGAAATCACTGATGAAGCATTATTGGCTTTGGAAGGAAAAATTCTAGTAGGTGCCGACGACAATGTGAAAGCTGTTGTGAAGAAAGTTGCTACTGGTAGTGAAACAACCACATTTAAAGCAGTGTTTCTACAATACATTTCACAAGGTGATTCAGGAACCACTGAAACATTTGTTGCTGATGAAGTATTGACACAATCAGATGATGAAAACGTAACAGTGATTATTGCAGATTCTTCACAAACACCAGTCACAAAAGGTTCTTTATTTTCTGTAGGTGACGGTGTGGTGTATGCCAACGGTTACTTCATTCGTCACTACACACAAACCATTGTATTAGAAAAATATAGCGAAACACCAAGCAAAAAAGTAGGGTTTTTGGTATCTGAAGAAGTCATCACATCGGATGATGATGAAACATTGTTGGATCCAGCACAAGGTGCCTTCAACTATACAGCTCCAGGTGCTGACCGTTTTAAGTTATCTACAACACTTGTAGCTTATCCTATCAATGAAACAGTGGAAGGATTCTTTGTACTCTACGAAGTAAGTGCTGGTGCCATCAGTCGTAGATATGATAGAACACAATACGCTGAATTAAATAAAACTTTGGCACGTAGAACCTATGATGAATCAGGTGATTATGTTGTACGTCCATTCAACTATCATATTCGTGAACACTTGGTAGATGATGACACAGATGGTGTTTATACATCAGTGCAAGGTGGCGACAATGGAAAACTCGCTCTTGGTGTAGAACCAGGAAAGGCATATGTTCGTGGATTTGAATATGAATTGTTTGCCACAAAATATCTTGATGTTGTAAAGCCTACAGACACCAGTGAAAGAACCGCTATTCGTTTATCTACTGCATATGGAAATTATTTGATTGTAGATGAAATGTGCGGCAACATCCCTTCTAATGGTTCATTGGTATCATTACGTGGCGCCGCAGCAGGAGCAGTAACAGCAGGTACTTATTCATCAACATCAGCTCCTGGTTCACAAATAGGTACTGCTCGTATTGCCACTGTAGAATATATTTCAGGAACATCTGGTGCTGCTTCTGCTCGTTATCGTGTATATCTTTATGATATTGAAATGACAGGGGGTAGTGTAAGTGATATTCAAGGCATCTATTTTGACAACGCTTCAAAAGATTTCCATGCAGACGTGGCTGATACACCTGCTGTATTGAAAGAAAGTTCATTTGCACCTTACATTATTCCTACCACTTACGATTACGTTAAAACATTACAACCTAACACGTTAGACAACTCATTTGTCTACAGAAAACATTTCACTTCTGTGGCAGTGGCAGCTAACGGTTCTGCTTCTATTAGCGTTTCAGGCGATGAAAACTTTGCATTCACAACATCAACCAATGCAACAATTCTAACAGAATTCATTGTCATTGCTGAAACCACTATTAGCACAGGTAGCACCATTTACACAGCGGGACAAGTTATCAACATGGTGGGCGCCAATACAACAGTTACACCTGGTACCAGCACCATCAACTTCAACATCTATACTCCAGGTAGTTTAACTGGAAGTCCTACTGTGTCTGTGTTGGCTTCTGTTTCTCGTTCTGATGTTACCCCTCGTACAAAAACATTGAGTGCTGACCGTTATGTTCGTATTCAAACAACCAAGAAGTTGGGATATGTAAGTTCTGGTACCTACTTAACAGCAACAGCATCTACGGGAAGTGCAAATATTGCTTTCTCATATAATGCTTCTGTAGCCATTACATCTGAAGACTGTCCAGCTGGTAGTAAAATTTACACTAGCGCCAATGTGTTGCTTGGTACTGTTTCTTCTGTAACAGCAAGAAATGATGGAACATCTACTGGACCTATTGTGGTGTTAACTGGCAATTCAGCTGCAACTATCACCACAACTAGCTCCACACCATTGCGTGTTGTTCATCCTAATTGGGATATAGTAGCCAAGAGATTCACAACATCCGCTTCACTTGGATTATACGACATTTACGCTGTGGATTATGTGAAAGCCGGTGATGTGGAAACAAGTTGGGCCACTATCAACACTTCAGGCGATGATTACACCGGGCAATTTAAAATTAAAAATGGCCAAACAGACAGCCACTACAATCTAGGAACCATTGATGGCGGATTCTTAGAAGAACGTAGATATGTTGTTCGTGTGGACCATTTTGTTCATAGTGCTGGCGCCTTCTTCAATGTAAATTCATATCCATTGCCTGCACAAGGTAGTAGCCCAACATCTACACAAATAGATTGGCACAAGATGCCTGTATACATGGCATCAAATGGTAAGAAATATGAAATGCGTGATTGTGTGGATTTCCGTGTCACTGTAGCCAACGTAGCAACATCCACAACTACATTGACATCCTCCAACATCAATCCCATTGGATACACATCATCAACTAAAGCATTTACAGGATTCACACCATTCTACATCCCTCATCCACAAGAAGAATTCATCACAGACGTTGAATGGAATCTTCCCCGTATTGACAGAGTGGTGTTGGATGCAGATGGCAACTTCACTGTGATTGAAGGGTTGGCATCTGAAAATCCATTAACACCTAAGTTGCCAAGCAATTGCATGGATTTAGGTGTGTTACAACTTCCTCCATTCCCTGCTCTATCACCAAAGGCGGCAAAATTGGCTGGACGTCCTGTGAATGCATCTAGTTTTAGCAAAGCAGATTTACAACGCCGTTACACCATGGCAGACATTGGTGTCATTGAAAAGCGTCTGGGTTCATTGGAAGAATTCACAAAACTTTCTTTCTTGGAACAAAAGACCATCAATGCTTTGATATATAATGACACAGGTGAAGAACGATTCAAGAATGGTGTTCTAGTAGATTCATTTGATAGAGCTGAAAAAATCAACTTGAACAATGAAACCAATGATTGTTTAATTTATCAAGGCGTGCTTTCTCCTCGCTTAGATGCCGACCCAATTGATTTAGAAGTGGCTAGCACTAGCAGTGTATTGTTAGCTCCAACAGATGCCAAGATTGTTGTTCGTCAAACAGTTGGTGCCACCAACTTCGGTATTGGTGAAACTATAAGTCAAGCCACATCAGGTGCAACAGGTGAAGTTGAACATCGTGTAGAAATTGCACGTGGTGGAAATTACAAGTGGATTCGTTTATATCTTGTGAATTGCACGGGTACTTTCGTAGCCAACACAGCCTACACGGTAACCGGTACTACAACTAGCACCACAGGATTAATCACATACACAGGCATCACAACAGCCATTCTTGCTGATGATTTCCGACCAGACTTGGTGAATTATCCTGCTGATGGTGAAATTGCAACATTACCATATGAACACGTGGTATTCACAGAAAATCCTTATGCTTCTGAATCAGTATCCGTAACTAACAATGTTGTGTATGGTTATGAAGGTAGCATTGGTTTAATTCCTGCTGAAGATATCTGGTATGAACACAGAACACAACCACAAATCATCAATCACTACAACACTGAAGTCATCATCAAGGAAGTTGAGAAATGCCGCGACGTGATTCGTGAAGTAGAAAAAATTGTGGAAGTATTCATCCCAACACCTACACTTACATTGGAACCACTTCCCCCTCCCCCTCCCCCACGAGTGAAGAAAGAGAAACCTGTGGTTCCTGTATTCGTGGAACAAAATTGGAATTTGAAACCCATCAAGATTGATAGTGTGGGTGGTGCCCTAGGAGTACCAGCCATCATCTCAGTGACACCCACCATCATTGATGAAGGATTCCCAGTATTCTTGCCATTGGATTCTCCAGCACCACCTGAAGAAACACCACCTGTGTATGGAGGAGGCGGCGGCGGTGCAACTGGACGTGACCCGGCTTCAATATACGGTGGTGGCGGCATGACATGGAAGGGTGGTGAAATAGAACCAATCTCGTCATTTGGTTTCCAAGACGTTAACGCAATTTAATTAGGAATTATTATGTCCATTAATCCACCAAATTTACCAGCACCTGCTGATGAACCACTAAGCTATATGCGTAGTGCCACAGTGTACTTCAATGCCAAAGGATTGAAGCCCAACACTCGGGTGTATCCTTTCTTTGACGGACAACTTGTTACCGACCATTGTCGTGACATTGATGCCACAGTATTTGGAGGAAATCTTGTAACTGATAACAACGGTGAAATATCTGGTGTATTTCGTATTCCTGCTGAAACATTTAAGACAGGAACTCGTCTGTTCACATTGATTAATCATCCTTCAGATCCTACTGCTCAAACCGATTGCGTGGCTATAACATCCTATACATCTAAGGGTGCCATCACTTATGATACAGGAAAAATAGGATCCACACGTGCACCTAACATCACATTTGCACGGTCAACATCACCTAGAGAATTATCTGTAGAACGTACAGTAACAGTAAATCCATCTACAACATCATTCAAAGATCCAGTTGCTCAAACCTTCTTCGTGTCTGGGCAAAACAACGGTATCTTCATCACCAAAATTGATGTGTTCTTCAAGACAAAGCCTTCTGTGGCCAATGTACCCATTACATTACAAATTCGAACCACAACCAATGGAAATCCTGGAACAGAAATTCTTCCCTTTAGCACAGTAACATTATATCCTAAAGATGTGAATGTGTCCTCTGATGCTGAGGCACCAACACAATTTACATTTGAATCTCCTGTGTATTTGAAGAACAATGAAGAATATGCCGTAGTTCTATTGCCAGCAGGTGGTCGTGAAGGATATGAAATTTGGACAGCAGTTCTTGGACAAAACAAAATTGGTACAGAAGAAAAAATTGACAAACAACCCGCTGCTGGTCGGTTGTACATTTCAAGCAACAGCGTGAATTGGACCGTATCAGAATCAGCAGACATGAAGTTCACCGTGTATCGTGCCAACTTCAATGTATCAAGTGGAACATTGATTTTAAAGAACAAGAAGATTGATTATCTTGGTATTTCTTCCAACTCAACTGAAGTGTTGGTGGGTGACACACTTACAGGTGTCACTAGCAGTGCAACAGGAACTGTGTTAAACTTTGACCGCTACAACAATGTGGCTCATGTGGAAATTGTTTCTGGTACCTTCAGTGACGGTGAAACTATAACAATCAAGAGAACATCAGCGGCATCAAGCTCAGGTACTGCCATCATTTCATTGGAACCATATGAAGATAACGTGGAAGGAAAACTTCTACATCGGTTGGCACCTGGTATTTCATACATCGAGTACAATGATTCAGCTGTATCATTTGAACATAAAATCTACAATTCATCTGAAGTGGATCCAGTAACATATACACCCATGAAAAAAGAAGGTGTCTTTACGTTGGGTGAAGAAAAAACCGTGTACTCACATTCATATGAAACACTGGCTGGGGGATTGAACATCACGGACGATACAGAAGGTTCTGTAATGGTGAAAGTGAATTTCTCAACTAGCAATTCCAACATTTCACCTGTGGTTGACATCACAAAATCACAAATTGTAGGTTATGAAAATGTGATTCGTAGCACCAGAAGAACATTGTCAGGCACATCTACATTTAGCACTAGTAGCACAACTGTTACCGGCAAAACATCCGGTGATGAAACTGCGTTCATTGACCAAGTAATCCCAGGTGCAGTTCTTCGTAACTCTGAAGGTAAGGTTATAGGTGTGGTACGTGCTGTAACTGCACGTGATAGCATCACATTGACAGCTAATGCTGCTGTAGATGGAACTGATGACATCATCACCGTGGATTATGAAGCAGCTGATGTGAAGGGAAATGCAAAATATCACACACGTTTCGTCTCACTTCCAACAGGCGCTGAAGCAGATGATTTAATGGTGTTCTTGGATGCCGATATTCCAGCTGGTACTGATGTAATTGTGTATGGAAAACTTCTAGGTGTAGGTGATACCACGGAACCTAAGAATCGTCCTTGGACACAAATGATTAAAAGTGCAGCCAGCAACAGTCTAGGAGCAGGTGAATTGGTATATAAGTTTGACAAAAATGGTCATGATGAAGGCACTGTGGTGGGTGGATTGAATAGTTCAGGTGTGTTTGAATATGTGGCTAACGGTTCAACCTTCACTCAATTCCATGTGTTTGCAGTGAAGATTGTGATGACCAGTGTGGATTCCTACTATATTCCAACAATAAACAGTATGCGTGCTTTGGCACTTATGGCATAATCTCATGGATGAAACGAAAATTCAACGTGACAAGTCTAGTTCTGCTGTAGTAAACACTGACTTTGAAGGGTTGGCAGCATATAAAGCCAGAAGATACAGTAAAGACAAAATGAAAGAACTTGAAACTGATATAAATAGTGTAAAACAAGAATTAACAGATATT